TGAAATTCAGCCCTTCGGTATCTGCATGGAATACATAGGCAGAGCCGCCTTTTTCAAGGTGGTCAGCCATACACTTGAATGAAGCAAGAAGAAAGTTGTAGAATTCTTCGTTTTTCATACTGTCATTCTGAATGGTAAGTCCACTGGAACTCTTAAACGAAACGCCATATGGGGGATCGGTCAGAATAAGGTTTGCCTTTGTATCTCCCATAAGAGCAGATACATCTTCCGCAGAAGTAGCGTCGCCGCACATCAGCTTATGTTTTCCAACAATCCAGATATCGCCATGCTGTACAAATGCAGCCTTTTCAAGTGCCTTGGTAAGGTCAAAATCATCGTCTTTGACTTCATCACCGCTGTTTGTATCAAATAAATCAGCAATTTCAGATTCATCGAAACCAGTCAAACCAAGGTCAAATCCGAGATTCTGTAACTCTTCCATCTCAACAGCAAGCAAATCATCGTCCCAGCCTGCGTCCAATGCCATACGATTGTCGGCAAGAATATATGCCTTTTTCTGTGCCTCTGTGAAATGGTCAACATATACACAAGGAACTTCTGTAATTCCTTCTTCCTTTGCTGCCATGATGCGTCCATGCCCAGCAAGAACGTTGTATTCCTTGTCAATGATGACAGGATTCACAAATCCAAACTCACGGAGGGAAGAACGGAGTTTCAAAATCTGTTCTTTATTGTGTGTACGAGCGTTATTTGCATAAGGCACTAACTTGTTGATGTCAACAAGCTGAAATTCTGTGGTCATTGTCATCTGTAATTCCTCCTCTGCTGAATTCTGAGCATACCTCTTCGGGCGGCATCCATATTGCCTTTGACAGCCTGTCCTTTAATGGTTCTGTATTGCTGTTTGGTCATATTGCTACGCTGTTGTTTTAATTCTCTCCAGAAGTTATTATCTGCTTTCATATAAATCTCACTTTCTGCTTCTCAGCAATTTTTCCATCATATCTTCCTGCGGATTGCCCTGAAATTCTACAGAACAATTTTCCCTCACAATCTGAAAAATCTGATTCCAGATTTGGTTTGCCTGTTTCATGTAATTCTGTGACATCGCTACATAGGGAGAGGCAATTGCCGCACCAGTTGTAGGATGTTTGGAAATATATCCGTATTTGGTGACGATCTGCTCGCAGTGAATCCAACGGGAAATGCTCATGGCATACTGTTCCACAAGCTGACGGCTGACGATTTTCTCACAGGAGCGTTCTTTCAGCCATTGATAGGTTTCTGTATACACATCATCGGCGAGAAGTTTTGTGCCGTCACGCTGTAATTCTTTCATGAAATTTCTGACAGGCGGTGTTTCAGCGGATTCTATATTCGCAGGCTGCATCATAACTTCAGCAGTTTTTCCCTCAGCGATCTTTTCAGCGAGTGCCTTTCTTGGTCGTCCTGCACCCGGTCTTGCACCGCCTCGGTTTGTACCGTCTTTCGCCATGATGTCATCACCTCCGAAAAATCAAAGAAAATCAAACAAAACTTAAAATCGGGCATAAAAAATGCCGACTGTAAAAGTCGGCAAAGTTAGAAATTATCGGTGCTTTTCAGTATTTTTATATCTGAGGGGTCAATAGGGTATTTGAATACCCGTTTTTGTGCGTGAGAGGGGACGCCGGTCAATGTTTTGCCTATTGTTAGAGATTTTTATACCCCAGGGGCTTTTCAGTATGTATAAACAGGGTTCTTATCTTCCGTCCATGTCTTTTTATCGTGACAGGGCTTGCATAAGGCTTGCCAGTTGGATTCATCCCACATCAAAGCGAGATTGCCACGATGCGGAATGATATGGTCGACTACCGTTGCAGGAACGTATCGTCCTTGCTGCAAACAACGAACACACATCGGGTGCTTGCGGAGATACTGTTTACTGAGCCTACGCCATTTGCTGTTGTAACCACGCTTTGCAGCTGACGGTCTGTCAGGCTGTTTATGTATCTTGCAGTATCTGCTGTCGGTAAGGTTCGGACAGCCTGGGTAACTGCAAGGGTGCTTACACTTCTTCGGCATTCTCTCACATCCTTTTTTTCTGATTATAATAATACCACATTTTCTTAGTGGCTTTCAATGGCTTTTAGTGGCGAGTTTATAATTTTCTGCACTTCATTCAATGCTCTGCCGTGCATACGATAAACCCACCTTAAATCTGTAGACATCAGCAAGGCGATTTGTTCCCATTTCTTAAATTGCAAGTAACGCATCTCCAGGATTGTTCTGTATTCCGCAGGTTCAATGCTGTTTACAACACGCATGATCTCACGTTTCAAATTCACTAAGGCATCAATATCCCTGTCGATTTCACTTTCAAGGTCGATAATTTTTACAACAGTTTCTTCCATTCGGGAAGTGTTTCTGTTTGGACTGTGCGGCATATCGCTGTAGACTGTTGTAGCTTTTGTCGCAAGCTCGTTCAGATTTCTAATTTGTTCAATTTTAGAATTGATCTGCATATCGAGATAACGTGCCTGTTCCATGTATTCTTTTGCTGTCATATTTCCTCCAATTCCGCCTTGACCGCTGACATCAAGGCTGTCTGTGTTTTATCTTTTTCGGTAAGTGCTTTCAGAATTTTTTCATCAACCGTACCTTTTGTGATGATATGCTGAATAACAACAGTTTCGGACTTCTGCCCCTGTCGCCATAATCTTGCGTTGGTTTGCTGATAAAGTTCCAAACTCCAGGTCAGCCCAAACCAAACAAGAAAATTTCCTCCTGTCTGTAAATTTAATCCGTGACCTGCACTTGCGGGATGTATCAATGCGACCTGCAATTTTCCGCTGTTCCAGTTCTTTATGCTTTGTGCTGATTTGATTTCCTGATACACAATTCCAAGCTTACCAAGCCTTTCTGTAATTCTCGTTCTGTCGTGCTTGAACCAGTAAGCCACAAGAACCGGTTTCCCGTTTGCTGATTCGATAATATCCTCCAACGCATCAAGTTTTCGGCTATGTATCGGGATTATCTCTCCACTATCATCATAAATTGCACCGTTTGACATCTGACACAGCTTATTGCTTAAAGCCGCAGCATTCGCCGCTGTGATCTCCGTATCCTGAACCTCAAGAATCAATTCGTCTTTCAGTTCTTTGTATTTTTCCTTTTCTGCCTCCGACATCTTCACCATGTATTCGTTAGAAATGAGTTCAGGCATTTTCAAATGGTCTATCGCTTTCATGGAAACCGTAATGTCCGATATTTTCTCGTATATCCTTTCTTCTGCATCAGGCAGAGGTTTATAGGAATACACGATATAGCCGTTCTGCTTATCAGGCTTGAAGTATTCGTTTCTGTATTGCCCGATAAATCTTCCCAAACGCTGTCCCATATCAAGCAGACGGAACTCAGCGAATAGATCCATAAGTCCGTTGCTTGCAGGAGTACCTGTCAGTCCTACGATTCTTTTTACCTTAGGTCTGACTTTCATCAATGCTTTGAATCGTTTGCTCTGATGGTTCTTAAACGAACTCAATTCATCAATTACAATCATATCGTAATCGAATGTTGTATTGCTGACAAGCCAGTCCACATTTTCACGATTGATGACGTAGATGTCGGCATCTGCCTTTAAAGCTGCAATGCGTTCTTCTGCTGTTCCGACTGCAACACTGTATCTCAGGTGCTTCAGATGATCCCATTTTTGCACTTCTGCCGACCATGTATCTCTTGCTACTCTCAGCGGTGCGATAATCAAAACTTTTCTGACTTCAAACAGGTCATATATCAGATTGTTGATAGCTGTAAGGGTTGTGATCGTCTTGCCAAGACCCATATCAAGCAGAAGTGCTGCAATTTTATGTTCTTCAATGAACTTAACTGCATATTCCTGATAATCATGAAGCTTCATTGCTCATCACCTCTTTTATGATTTTGTCGATGTCCTCTAAGGCATCAAGGACGTAAACCCTGAAGCCTAACCGCCTCAGAAGTCTGTGTCTTGAAAGCTGTAGAGGTCTTGGTTTCTGATTTGGTGCTTTGACTTCCACAAAGGCAAACCTGCCATGCGGTAAAAGCAGTAAACGGTCTGGCATTCCATCGAAACCGGGAGATACAAACTTCGGACAAATCCCGCCATGCTTTTTTACTGCCGTTACAAGTTCCTGTTCTATCTTTTTTTCTCGCATTCCATTCCTCCTGAAATTCACAAGACACAACTGACACAACAGTTTCGGAAAAATCCTATACGTGCGTATGTGCGTATACACGCTTACGTTATTCTCTATAAAATAGATTTCATTTAATATAGAAATTCTTGTGATACTTGTGTCAGTAGTGCTTGGAAGTGCCTATTTTAAAGGCTTTTTTGCTGTTCACAACTTCTGTCAGAAACACAAGAGGACAGAATCACAACCTCTCGTAAATCCTCTGCCTGCCATAGATGGCAAGCTTTCTGATTTTGTCAGTTCTCTGCCAACCGTCCACTTTGGTCATAAGGGCAGCTATCGCATAGGAGTCGGATGGCTTGAGGTCGGATAAGTTCCTGCAAAAGCACTCGCTCCAGATCTCCGCACCGACTTTCTCTGCACCGTACCCTTTGCCGCAGTATTGTCCGTGAGAAAATTTCTTCTCTCATACAAATCCATGTGACTCCAGTTATCCGGAAGAAGTGTATTTAAGTACTCCTCGACCATGCCCTGGCGCTCATCGCTTTCCATTGCATCAATCTGTTCGCTCAATGCTTCACTGCTTTCCTGCGAATTCAGATACAAAGGCTCGCCCTGCCCATACAGGTACTTTGCTTCCGCCCACATTTGCAGGACTTCTTCTCTGGTAATATCCCATGATTTACGCTTGCTCTGCCCGGTTACCTTAATCGGCCAAAAGCGGCGGTTGCCTGTAATATCACGGAGGAAACCTGTCTCGGAGTTGGTTGTTCCCACGATAATGCACTGCCTTGGGTGGCTCTCAATCGTTCTGCCATAGGACGGACGGTAAATATCATCAGTACGGCTGACAAAGGCTTTCACGACCTCTACATCCGCTTTTTTGAGTCCTGCCAGTTCGCCCAGTTCCAAAATCCAGTATCCCTGCAGTTTCTCCGCACCGCTCTTGTCCTTCATATCCGTCAGATTCAAGCTGTCGGAATAATACTCATTTCCCATCTTTGCAAAAATCGTAGACTTACCGCAGCCCTGCGGACCCACCAATACCACAACCGAATCAAACTTGGTACCCGGCTCGTAAATTCTCGCTACCGCCGCCACAAAGGATTTTCTGGTTGCAGCCTTAACGTATCCCGTGTTATTCGCGCCAAGGAAATCAATATACAGATTTTCAAGCCTTACCACACCATCCCATTCCGGCAGTGCGTCAATCCAATCACGAAGAGGATTGAAATGCCTGTCCTCGACCACCTTAGTGAAAGCCACATCGTGGTTTCGGCTGGAGAAAGTTTCATAACGAATGTCGATGAGTGCCTTCAGCTGAGCTGTATCCGCATCTCTCCA